GAGCAAACTAGTCCTAGCGCTGTTGTCCCATGCCTGTCACCGTCACTGCCACTGTTGGAGCATCGGATGCCAACAGCTACCTGTCGGTTGCTGCTGCTGATTCCATCGCAGCCACCATGCTGACCACCCTTAAGTGGGGCACGGCAACTACCGATGACAAAGGCAAGGCGCTCATTGCAGCTACGCGCTCGCTAGATCAGCTTGAGTGGGTAGGCAGCAAGGCATCCACTACGCAAGCCCTGCTCTGGCCCCGTGAAGAGGCCACCTGCGGCGAGAAGGACTACGCCAACAACGTCATCCCTGACGAGATCAAATACGCCACGTTTGATCTGGCCGATGCGCTGCTCAATGATTCAACGCTGCTCAAGCCGGCTAATGCGGGCCTCGCTGAGCTGATACCTGGCATCCCCAACGCCGACCTCAAGAGTGCCCGCGTGGACGTGCTCAGCGTGGACTTCCGCGATGGTGGCGCTCCTGTGGTTCAGAACGCCTTAACAGTGCTGCCCCATTTGGTTGGTGTTCTTGGTTGCTTGTGCCTATCGGGCCCCAAAACATCTGTTGGCCAAATCTCAGTGTTGCGGAGTTAGGATGGTTGGGTGGCTAAACGTTCCCGCGATCAGCTCTCCCTACTGACAGCATTAGGGCTGCCAGAAGAAAAGCTGCGGACCGAAGATCACCTTGCTACACCACTGACCCGCGAAGAGCAGCGAGCGTTTGGCAAGCTCTACGCCGAGAACATTGGCCTAGTCAAGTTCTTTGCCAACAAGCTGACCCGTAAGTACGGGTATTGCATGGCCACCGAGGACATCAATAGCTGCGTGGACTTTGCGGCCATCAAAGCGTTCCGCGCCTGGAAGCCAGAGCGGGGCAAACTCAGCACCATTTTGTGGAGTTTTGCCCTAGGTGAGTGCTTGCACTATCTGCGCAGCAGCAACTGGGGCATCAAGGCCCCGCATAAGGTGCGCGAGCTGGGTAATGCAGCCCGCAAGCTGGTGGATCAAGGCATGGCACCTGATGCCATCTGCGCCGAGCTGGGTTGTGATCGTGAGCAGCTCAAAGAGGCTCTAGTGGCCACCGCAGGCATCGCTCACGATGTCAAAGGGTTTGATCTGCACTGCTCGCACTATCCAACGCCGATGGATTGGCTTGAGCGGCAAGAAGAGTTGGCAATGGCGGCAACCTAAAACAAACCTCCACAGGATCAATGGCGGGCACCTATTTCGCTAGTCTCGATGTCCGCTTCTGGGTGAAGCTGGGCACCACGGCCAGCTCAGCTCCAACCACCAGCAGCACCATGACCGAGGTGCTGTCTCTGACCAACACTTCTATTTCGGTCAGCTCTGACACTCAAACGGTGCTGGACTACTCGACCGACTTTGGCTTCTCTAGCCAGCTGGTCACCGGCAACAGCTACAACATCAGTTGCGCCCTCAACCTCGACCCGACCTCCGAGGGTTACCTGACGCTTAAGCGTGCGGCCCAGACCTCGGCCAACAACGTGGCAATCCAGTGGTACCGGGAGCTGCCGCTGGTGGGCACCAGCAACGACAACCCCCAGGTCGATGCCGGTGTGGCGTTCGTGTCCAACTGGTCTGAGAGCTTGGAAGCTGGCTCGGTGGCCAGCGTCAGCTTTGACCTGCTGGGCTACGGCGCACCCAAGAACTACCGCCAAGGCGACCCGGTGGCCACCTTGACCATCACCGATGGCGGCTTGGGCCTGACTGCTGGCACAGGTGTGGCACTGGTTTCGACCAGCCCTGCCCAAGGCAACGGCAGTGGCAAGAACGGCACCGTGACGATCACCGTCAACGGTTCTGGCGTCATCCAAACTGCCACCATCGTGGCCGGCGGCCAGGGTTACAAGGTGGGCGATGTGCTGACCATCAGCGACCCAGCGGTGCTGGGCAGTGGCGACACTGCTTGCGTGCTGACTGTGGCCACCGTCAGCTGAGCAAACTAAGGCGTGGAAGATGGAGCGGCAGGTGGTGGGCCTGCCGCTTTTTCTTTGGCTACAGCGCCCGACCGGCAAGACGTGACCATTCAGCCTTAAAGAACCCGTCCAAGGGCAGGTTGGTCAGGGCTGGCTTGATCCAGTCGCGGGCTGGGTAGTTTCTGCTGGGGATGCCCTCAAGGATGTAGCCGGCATAGTTGACGCCACTGTTGCCCCAAGTGAACTTGAGGGTGGTGGCATCAATGCGCTCACGGCGCTGGCTGCGCAGGAATGCCCCGGTGTCCACGATGTCGCGAGGGCTGCCTTCGATGGTGCCGTTTTTTCGGTAGGTGGTGCCCGGCCATGGGAACTGGACCAGCTGGATTTCCTCTTTGAGTTGCTGGTCAATGGCCCTGCCGTAGGCCGTCATGATGTTGGCCACGCGCAACTTGAGCTGGGGTGCGTTCCAGCCGGTGAGCTTGTAGGTGGCTTGAACCTGAACGGCCATCAGCGCTGCCTGTAGCGAACGATTCGCACCCGATCTCCAATCACCGTTTGAATGGTGGAGCCGATCAGGCCAGTGGTGCCATAGGGCGTGCGGCTGCCAAGCACCTCACAGGTTTGGCTGCCTTGGCCTGAGAAGTTGAGCGTGCCACGGGTGCCGGGCTTGATGCGAGCATCAAGAGCCTGTGGATTGATGGCATAGCCCTCAAAGAAATCGGCATCCACGTCAATGCCTGGCAGGTCTTCCTTAGTGGGCGAGCCTTGGCGCAGGTACAAAGTGACGGTGACGGCTTCGGTGTTAGCTGTCACGTTGCCGGTGGTGGCATCAGTGGTGGTGCCAGTGGTGGGAACAGTGAAGGAAGCGGTCGCGTTTGCTAGTGCGATCAAAGCGCTGGCCATTTCCTATCCCCTGTGTTGATAGGTTTCCGTTTGCGGCAAGCTATGGAACGGATGGTGTGGCGACGTGGCGGAGAGTCTCGGTAGTGCCGTACTCACAATTGCTGCGGACACGCAGCCGCTGCAGGCAGGCCTAAACAAGGCAAAGCAATATGCAGACAGCTTTGGGCAGAGCGTAGGACGTGCATTTGCTGGCAGCACTGGCGCGTCCCTAACAAGCCTCAACATCAAGCTGGCCAGCCTTCAGCAAGAGCTTCAAGGTGTAACAATTGGGACTCGTCGTTTTCGCGAATTAAGAGAGGAAATTGACAAAACCCAAAAAGTTCTCAATAAAGCCAATGGAATTGGAGGCGGAAGCGGAATCCTAGGCAATATCGCAACCGGCTTAGCAGGGCTTGGAATTGGCGCCGCAGGACTCAACTTTTTTAAGCAATCAATACAATCTGCTATTGAGTTTGAAACGATTACCAAAAAACTAAGCAATACGTTAGGCGACCAAGGGGCCGGCAAGGCGCTGGCATTTACCAAAAGCCTGGCTGATGAGCTGGGACTTAGCTTTAAAACGCTCGCGGGGACCTTTGGCAGCTTTACCGCTGCAGCCTCCGCCGCTGGCGTTCCTCTTGATGTGCAGCGAAATCTGTTTGCATCTGTCTCCAAGGCAGCGCAACAGCTTGGCCTAAGCAACGATGAGTTGGCTGGCAGCTTGCTGGCATTGCAGCAGATCGCGTCAAAGGGAACGGTGTCCATGGAAGAGCTGCGGGGGCAGCTCGGCGAACGACTGCCAATTGCGTTTGCTGCTGCAGCTAAGGGACTAGGCCTGACTCAGCAGGAGCTTATTAAGCTTGTTGAAGGCGGACGACTCACTAGTACGCAGTTTTTCCCAGCGATTACTAAGGGCCTTAACGAGCTGACTTCAAGCAGCGAAGGGGCGCCAACGGCAGCGCAAAACCTTGCCAAACTTGGCAACGCATGGGACGCGCTGCAGACCAGCTTTGGCACTGATCTTTTGCCATCAGTAACCGAATCGGTCAAGACTTTGGCCGCAGTCATTGAAGGCTTAGGGCGTAAGCAGCGGGCGGACAAGCTGGGATTTGGTACTGGCGGCGCCGGGCTTCTCGGCCAGCTGTCTGATGAGGCTATTGCTGCGGTTGAAAACTTAAAGCTGGTTCAACAGCAATTCAACTTAACCGACCAGCAAGCAAATGCTCTGTTTACGGATGCAGTAGCCAGCACTCAACGCGGAAGGCTTGTTCAAAGCCCAGCCTTTCTTGACGCAGAGCGCATTTCACTTGTTAATCAAAAGGTTAGGGAGCTAGCTCAGTCCTACCGCGACGCAAACCCTGACCGCGCTGATCAGCTTTCTAAAGAGAATGCCTTAATCGAGAAGTTACGTGCTGCTGCGGTTGCTCGCGCCGATGCAGAGCTTAAAATCATTGGTCCATCTAAGCAAAGGCTTGCTGACCTGCAGGCAATTCAAGGTTTAGAAGGAGTTGCGCTAGAGCAAGCAAAATCGCAGCTTGCAATTGATCAAGCACGAGCAGCAGAAAAAAAAGCAATTGCTGATTACGACAAGAAGTTGGCTGGTGCTGGCTTTGATCGCGACAACCCAACAGTAATTGATGCTGCAGCAAAAGTTGAAGCCGCAAGCAATAACGTTAAAACAGCTTTGATAGAAGGCTCTGCCGCTTTAAAAAGCGCTGGCAAAGATGCGGCTGATCGCTTCATTAGTGCTTCTAGGCAGCTTTTAGATGCTCGTCTCAAGCTGAGCGAAACCCAAGCCAACCCGCAGGGCCTCAACCGTTTTTTGGCGCCAGATGAGGTCTTTATCCGAACTCGTGCAGCCATCACCAGCCTTGGCCCTCAGCTAGAGGCAGCGCTGAAGCGCGGCGCTGAATTGCTCCGCAGTCAAGGTGTGGGCACTGGCCGGCCCTTGTTTGGCAATATCCGAGAAATCTTTAGCCAAGCGACAGCCGGAAGCTTTGCATCGCTGGATGGGTTGCAAAAAATCACGCAATTCATCAATGACGTGAATGCTGAAGCTGATGCCATTGCCGGCGTCAACTCGGCCCAAGATCAGGTCAACGCGATCAACAAAGAACTGGTTGGCGTCAACACCTCGTTGCGTGACCAGATCACGGCACTTGTCGGTAAGGCTTGGAACGTGCAGGTGAACGTTGATTCCTCTGGTCAGTCCACGGTCTACGGCGACGTGGTGAACACCGCCCTTTCCCCAGCATGACCATCACCATTGGCTCGTTTACTTGCAGCTTCCTGACGGTCCAGCCGTTTGGGTACGAAGGTGAAGCCCGCACGGGCCTGACTGCCCGCACGTTCCAGATCAATGGCCTGCTGACCCCGGCCCAGTGGCAATCGCTGCTTAATGAATACAACACTTGGCGCACCACCCGCATCACCGATGCCGATACGGCGTCCTCTGGCACGGTGGGCACCACGGTCAACCTGACGGCCAGCGCCAATGGCGTGAGTGTGACCAGTCTTGCCTGCTGGTTTGCGGATCCTCCCAGTGGTGAGCAGGCCGGGGCTTACATCTCCGCCAGCGTCACCCTTGTCGATGCCAACCAAGCCTTGGCGGTCATCCTGCGCGAGCAGGAAAAGTCACGCCAGAACAGCGAGGCGACGCTGCCCAGCTTTGGCAGCTGGTACATCGTCACCGGCACCCCCGACAAGATTGTGCCCTCCCTTGCCGGAGGAGAAACAGCCGCTGCGACCATCGTGCTCACGGCTGACCCTGTGACCTATCAGGACGGTCCCACGCTGGGGCTGACGACCACAGGCGCTCACGTCATCCAAGGGCCGCTGACAGCCACCAAGGTGCGCCGCATTGAGGGCACCACCAGCAGCGCCAGCTGGGCCGTCATCCAGACGTGGTACGAGGAAGTGGTGGCCGCCATCCCGGCAGTGAATAGCTGGTTTCCCATTTCGCCCCCGACGGCCACTGCTGAGGTGATCATCAGCAGCGGTGCCAAGAGCACCCGTTACACCGTCAGCGTTGACCTGGCGCTGGTGAAGTAATGGCCATCGACATCCGCGCCACAGTCACTTGCTCGCTGGGCACCCTGATTAGCGGCAGCATCTCGGACGATTACCTGCAAGGCAGCGGGCTTGTCAAAACTCGCGGCACCTGCGAGATCAGCGGCCTGATCACCCCAGCTGTGGGAACGGCGGTGACCTTCAGCTACACCAAAGGCGGTGTCACCACCAGCATCCCTCGCAAGCTGCGCGTCCTCTCGTCGTTTGCAGATCCCTTCCGCCGGACCACGAAGGTGGAGCTGGGCTGCAAGCTCACCTACCTGTCGGACCTGCAGGAGCCGATCAAGTGGGAAGCGTTTGACGACCCCGAAAACGCTGGCTTTGTGCCTGCCGACCAGCAAATTGTCACGCTGCCGATCCATGCCAGCAGCGTCATGGACAAGTGCCTGACCGAGCTGGGCATCACCGCTGCCAGCAGCCCGCTCACCAACAAGTTCTCGGTTGCCGAGTTTGACTTTGGCCCCGGCTATGTCCAGGTGCTGAGCGACCTGCTGGTATCCGAGTCCTACTTCGGCTACCTCAACACCAGTGAGGTGCTGCAGATTGTCAGCCTCGACCAGGACGGTGGCAGCGGCCCGGTCTACACCGCTGCCGACATCGTGGACCTCGGCCCAATTGGCACCGGCCAGCTACCCGGCGAAGCAATCACCGTCAGTTACAGCAGTCTTAAGCTGAAGCAACCGGAGGACACAACCGACAGCGACTTTAGTGACAACAACGCATCTCGGCTATGGGAGCGCTCCGTCACGACTGCTGGGCCGAATACCTACTACGTCGGTGCCAAAATATTTACCGGCATTGAATCCACCGAAACTCTTACCACCTACAAGCGCATCGGCAATTCCGAAGTGCCGGTTAAGCGTGTCACAACCGAAACAGGCTCAAGCGCCAAAATTGCAGGGAGCATTGGTGCGGCCTACGAAACAAACAACATTGGCTTTAACGCTATTACTACAACGCTACGGCTAGAAGAGGAACTGATCACTTACGACTCTGAGGGCAATCGAATCCGTAGCGAAGTGACGCAGTATGAACAAGCTCTAGCCGTATTCGGCGGCGTCAGTCTTAACTACGTTTTCTCGCCCACCGATTTTGTCAATTTCAACTATGTTCTAGTGCCTAGCGCGCGCAGGGATAGCAGCTATGAGATTTCTGGCGAATACCAGCAAGAAACCTCCTCAAGCTATGTGCTATGGCCCCAGACCATAACGGGTCAGCAAGCAGTGGCCGAGTACAGAGACGCTTTAGATAATGCCACTGCAGTTTCTGATTATGTCAATGGAATTGCAGCTTCGGGTTTAGTGCATGAGCGGACCGTTGTGTCAATCAATACGGTGGGCACAGAGCCAGGGCGTCCGCTTGACATCATCAGCGCCTCTTACGCCAAAGGCGGCAACCCCAACAATGGCTGGCGCACCGAAAGCCAAGCCGAACTGGAGCTGGCCCTAGGCAGCGCCACCGCTCAGCGGCGCATTGAGTTTTCCATGCCCTATGCCCCGGATGACATCTTCTCGGGGCCCAGCGGCGGACCATTCACGGCCACGCCTAGCGATGCTGCGGCCAAGGCCAATCGCTACGGGCGCGTCCAAAACCGCCTGCTGCTGGGTAACCGGAGTGGCGTCAACCTGCAGCTGGCCCCAGAGCGACTGCCTGTGTCCCCGTTCAGTCCGCTGTACCTGCAGGCCGATGGCCTGACAGCTCTGTACCGGAGCAACGGCAACCAATGGGCGTTTGATAGCAACGGCATTGTCTGCAGCACGGATGCGCTGTTTTGGGCAGCGGTTGGCGGCACTGGAACGTTCTGGTTCCCCGTCGCTCCAGGTATCACCACACTGCCCGCCGAGCCCCCGATTGTGGATGGGGCCATGAACGCCAGCACGGTGGTGCTGCCCTACAACGAAACCGCCGTCTATGACGCCCGCGTCAGCATCGGCAACGTCGTCACCAAGT